CGTAAGGGGCCCTCTGACACATAAGTGTTGTTGCGAGTGAAACTCTCGACATCCCATTACGGGATCCGTAGCCTCACAGGCTAGACACGCCTCTGTGTGAAGGTTGGACATTCGTCCCTCTACTGCTAGTGCTCTTTTAGGGCTCTAGCCATCATTAACCGCATGAGTGAGATATAAAGTGACCATTGTACAACAGCAAGTGTCTTCGCAGGCAACCTTGAGCAATAAAGCTCATAATGGGGTGCTTACGAAATCGACGACGTTTTACAACGGCGTCTACAACACAGAACTTACCAAGGGTGGTCCCGTTTGGAACTACCGGCAGAAGATTAAACGCGGTGAATATGCTGGCTCTAACATGAATGTTAGTGACCGGATATACCGTATAAAACATCTGCATGCGAAAGCAGTCTATAAAAAGACTGTTATGCTACCTGGTGAGGTCTACGCTGAGGCGACAATTGACGGCATGCCCATTCTTTCGGGCCCCGCGGTCTCGGTCTCCTCTCTCTCACGTGCGGACTCACATGCACTGACCAAGTTGGCCAAGCGAACTAATGAACTTCTAACCACATTTCAAGGTGGTGTGTTTATTGGGGAACTTGCCCAGACTATTCGGCAAATACGACATCCAGCTATGGCTTTGCGTCGAGGGATCTCCAACTATCTCAAGGACGTTCACAAACGTTCTAAAGGGATTAAGAGAGCTGTCGATATGCATCGCATGGTGACGGGAACTTACCTGGAGTATACTTTCGGTTGGCAACCGTTGGTTAATGATCTTGATGCCGGCGCTGAAATCCTCGCTGAATTGATTACTGATACCAGGAACCGAGATGTTAAAACCATCAAGGTTTCTGGAAGTGATCATCAGGCTAAGGAAGACAGTGATTGGGCGTCCATCATATCCAACAGTGGCTTTTGTGTGGTTGAAGCGCGTGGAAAACGCGTTCACTCCACTACCGTGAAGTACCTGGCCTGTTTCCTTCTAGAGCCGTCAACACGTAAAAGCGTGATGACAAAGATTGGCCTTAATCTAGCCAATTTTGTTCCCACTTTATGGGAACTCGTGCCCTGGAGTTTTGTCGTTGACTACTTCACCAACATTGGTGATTGTCTTACCGGCCTGGCTAATTGCACAGTCAACCCTACTTGGGTTATGCGCTGGAATATCGTTGAGGACGTATACGAAGTCAAAAACTTCAGACTACGCACACCTCTCGATGCTCCGAATCTAATTAGTCAGTCGTTAGTGCCTGGTTCCTTTTACGTTGATCAACGTTCCATTAGTAGGAATATATACCTTGGGTCTCTTATACCTTCATTTAGGTTTGAGATACCAGGGGAAACGTCCCGAAAATGGATTAACCTAGCTGCACTTGGTGTGCAGTTAGCGTTGACTCAACATGCTACCACCCAGCCCGAGCGTTTAAGGTTGACCCTTTTGAGAAAAGGGACTTTCTAACGCTTCTTTGGGCTACATTTGGAGAATCTCATGACCTTTGTTTCCGATCTCTCGGTCACTGGTGGCCTGCAAACAGGCTTTACCACGCCAGGGTATACCCTGGTTGCGGACAAAGCACCCAATGCCTACAGTACCCAATACGCCGTAACGGCGTTGACGGGGACCCAGACAGGAGTGCGAGTCCATTCGGCCAGTGACCCGTTTACGGTAACTATGGAGCGACCAGCGTCTTTCAAAACGCCGGGTACTCCAAATCCGTCGACGGGTTATCTCGGTAATGTGCAGCGCAACGTTTACACGTTTCGTGTCCGGAAGGGGGTTCTACCCCTCGTCGGACAGAGTGCGCAAACCATGCAAATGGAGATGAAGATCTCCATCCCTGCAGGGGGCGACTCAGCGGACGCGGCAAACATTCGTGCGGCACTCAGTCTGTTAATCGGCCAGCTTAACGAAGCTTCAGCCGGTATTGGCGACACTTTGGTTACGGGGGTCCTCTAACCTCGGACCTTTCACTTCCTTAATTTAGGAGTTTTTATGGTACAGTTAGAGTTTCCGTATGACCAGCAAGCGAACGTCGAAGAGAACACCATCAACAGCAGATGGCCCGCTCAGGGTTCTTGCTTCTTTGAGCCGGTTACTCACCGGATCAAGTGCAAGCCTGGTCGTGCCTATGCTGAAGGTGGTTATTATCTTTTGGTTAGCAGTGTTGGTAGTGTGGTACATCATTGGTTGCTCCTTAGCAAACAGTTGTACCCCTACGAGCTTGACCAGTTTACTCTCACTCTTGGATCATATCTTCAATCTGAAGATAACCCTGAGGGAGTAGACTTGGACGAGCAAGAGGACGCCCAGGGAGCTATACGCTTCCTGAACATAATGGCGATGGAGCATGGCTTTGGCTGTCATACGTCTCACCGGGGTGATGAAATCACCCTGGACGGTAAGACGACGACGGTCATACACTATGTTAATGTCACCATTGAGGACTTCGAAACGGCGCGAAGGTGTATAAAATGGCACCATCGTCGTTTCGAGTTAGTCTGACTGAGTCGCTAACATTACTAGGAGAATACTCATGGTTCCAGTCGATCCTGAGACGCTCTTTCTAGACCTGCAAGAGGACCTTGTGGATGCGGTACCGGGTTTCGACCCGGTACCAAGTCCCTTTATGTCTAGATCAAGGTACGCTGCCGCCGCGTTGGCTAAATCATTCTTGAAGAAATTCGAGGATATTCCTGCTGATGCAGCGGATGCTGCTGCGATTGAGGATTTCCTGCACACCAATGGTGCGGTAGGAAGTTGGACACTGAAGTTGGAGTCTACTCTAGACGAACTGCTGGTGGGCGAGTTTTGCCAACTCGTTCATCAGTTTGTTGAGCCGGGAAACCGGCTCCCACTCTTCTCCACCTTTGAAGCGATTCTTGATCGCGCAAGGATGGGGCCAGGGTCTAGTATTGGGGCGGACGGAGAGGACTTCTATACGAAGCTCTTCAGCTCGTCCCTTACTTGTACTTCAGAGGGCCTCTATCTCGCTTATGCGAACTACGTAAGCCAATCCGGCACCTGGGCCAATGCAGAGTTGCATAGGGTACAGCGCCATGGAGAAGCTCGAATAGTTGCAGGTAACAGGCTTTCCTGTGTTCCGAAGAATGTCGACATTTCACGTACGATATGCACCGAACCGTCGCTGAATATGTTTTATCAGCTTGGTGTAGGTGACTTACTGGTAGACAGGTTAAAATCCTTTTTCGGGATTGACTTGGCTAGTCAGCAAGCTCGCAATCGTGATCTTGCTCGGATCGGTTCCCTCGATTTCAAGGTAAACCGTAACCCCCCAGAAGATGGGTTGGTTACGATAGACCTGTCGAAGGCGTCCGATTCGATTGGACTCCGAATGCTGGAGAAACTTGTGCCGCGCGACTTCGTTGCGTGGCTCAAGCTACTTCGGTGCAAGGAGACTACTCTCCCGAATGGGAGCAAGGTGCAGTTGAACATGGTGTCCACGATGGGCAACGGCTATACATTTCCGTTGCAAACCATGCTTTTCTGCTGTGTCGTTGAGGCATGTCACCGGGTTTTCGAATACCCGGCCGAACGTGGATCCTGGGGAGTGAACGGCGATGATATCATATGCGGCAAATACGTCGCACGTGGTGTCGTTCGCTTATTAACTCTCCTTGGGTTTACGGTCAATGCCACTAAGTCCTTCCTTGAGGGACCATTCCGCGAGTCTTGTGGGGCTGACTTTCATCTGGGTCAGCCTGTCAGAGGTGTCTACGTAAAGACGCTCAAGACAACTCAGGCTCGTTATGCCGTCATTAACCAGCTAAACCTATGGCAGGTTCGCCAGGGATTAATACTCCCTCGCACTACCAAAAGGCTCATTGATTCAGTGCCGTACCTTCCGGTACCGCTCTGGGATAATGATGATGCTGGCATAAGGGTGCCATACCGTCTAGTCAGCGGATTACGCAAACATAAGGAGTTTCAAAGCGTCATTTACAGACGCTGGACTCCTCGTGAACGTGTGATCCGCATTGGCGAATCCGGTATTGCATCTTATCCGCGCTACGCTCGCCATAGGGATTACAACCCCAACGGCTTGCTGATCGCGTTCTTAAACGGCAGTATAGAACGTGGTATGATATCCTTGCGACAACGCGAGGTAAGATACCAAACCAGGACGGGTGTGGCTCCCAATTGGGATTCATGCCCGGCTGATGTGAATTTGGAACACACATCAGCTCGTGAACGGCTTTGCGCCGTTCTAGAGGCTGCTCGGTAAGCAGTCTCTTCCCCTG